CTTAAACGGTGTTGGCATTAAGCGTTCAACAGTATAGTTCTTACCTTGCTGTTGCGTATATGCACCTGCCTCAATATCTCGCTCTCTAATATGCACTTTACCTACATAACTAGAATCAGCTAATCGGTCACGATCCATCTGCAAAGCAGTTACATATACGGCAATCTTTGGTATACTGTTAATTTTATTTTCAGAATTGTTACGCATAATAGACGCAACTTGTCTATCAGAGTCGCCGTACATAACTGGGATTCGATGTAGAGTACCATCACCATATTTGACTACAAAGTTACTGAATACACGAATAGTTTGTGTGATATATCGTCTTATCTGACCGTCGTAGAAGTGAATCATTATAGGTCTGCCTTAGGTTTAAGTGCCTTCGATAGTGCTTGACGCTCTGCAACGACTTCGCCACCGATGATATTTGTGTTAGTGTTATTAATGAATCCGGTCTTCTGCGTATTGCGAGTATCGGAGTTGGTCATTGACATACGGACTGCATCTTCTACTTTAATCCATCGAGTAGCATCAAATCTAAATAATCGACTTGGCATAAAGTCTGTGCGCAGGAAGAAATCGTCCTTTGTAGCACCATCTGGGAATTGTATTCCATGACCAAAATCGTATCCATTGACTGGATATCCATCGCCTACCAGATAACCAGTGTATCCTGTACGTGCAGGAACTCCGTTGACAATTCCCCCACCTGGTGCAGTTTCTAGCACAGGTGTGCCTTGCGCATCTACTGCTAATGTGTAGAATTGTCTAGTTTCGTAGCCGCTCATCGGAGCATCAGATTCTGCTTGTTGAAGAACCCTATCATTAATTTCTAATTCTTTAGCTCTAGTGCTTAGGATATCACGTAATGTTAAGTCACTGCCTTCTGCTGCCGGTTTATCCAAGATATCTGAAAATTGTTGGTTATCAGTGATCTTCTTAACCTTCAATCTGTATAAGTGTGGAAACCATGTTACTGAAAATCCTTCACTGGCACGACCTACATCTTCAACAACATAGTACCGCGGCAAAGCAATATCAAAGTCATTAAGAGCAAACTCATCACGCAAGTGCGGCAACTCTAATACGTCACCACTAATGGGTTTTCTACCAACAAACTTGATAAAATCGTTAATATGTACAGTCATGTACAGCGTGTCGTTGTCGATAAACAATCCAAATTGGCTCAAGTTAAAGTCGATGTTTTGTACATTATACAGCCCGCGAATACGATAAATCTCTTCCTCGTACTTACGATCACGGTTTTCTAAGAACAATAAATCTTGGATATTTGTTTCGCTTACTGCGTCATAAATGGGCTGATCAGCAGTACCTTCAGTGGCAATTTTAGGGCCTAGGTATTTGTGCAGATACACATCAGTTCCGCCAACCTGAAACATCTCAGAAATCTGACGGTCAATAAAACGAAAATCTTGGCCACGTTCGGGCTTATATAGGCTTAGGCGAGGAATTTTAATTCTCCTTAGTACTCATATGATATTTATCTTACGAGTCTTACGATAAATATGATTGGAGAACAATTATGTCAGAAACTACATCTACTATTGAACGAAACAAAGTATTCGACTACGTGCGGGTAATGCTGGGCGACGGGATGGTCGAAGTTGAACTTGACCCGATTCATTATGAAACTAGCTTGGATCGTGCGCTAACTCGATACCGCCAACGAAGCCCAAATGCCGTTGAAGAAAGCTACAGCTTCTTAGAGCTAATACAAGATCAGAACGAATATCGCTTACCTGACGAAATCATTGAGGTGCAAAGTGTATTCCGTAGAGCAATTGGATCTAGGTCAGGTATGGGAGCAGGCGGCACATTGTTTGAACCATTCAACTTAGCATATACTAACACTTACATGATGAGCGGAAGCATGATGGGCGGCCTTGCAACTTATGAAATGTTTGCAGGATACCAGAAATTAGTAGGTAAAATGTTCGGATCGTTCATTGAATTCAAGTGGAAGCCAACCAGTCATATTTTAAATATTCTACAACGTCCGTTTGCACAAGGCGAACAAATTCTAATTAAGAGTCACAACTTCCGCCCTGACTTTGTTTTATTGCAAGACATCTATGCAAAGCAATGGTTAAAGGACTACACGTTGGCTACAGCTAAGATCATGTTAGGTGAAGCACGTAGTAAGTTTGCCAGCATGGCAGGCCCCGGGGGCTCTATTACTATGAACGGCAACGATTTAAAATCTGCAGGCAAAGAAGAATTGGCTGCTTTGGATAAAGAGTTAGAAACGTATGTCGCTGGCGGAACTGGATACTCGTTTGTAATTGGCTAACAAATATTTGACACCTAGTTAGTTTGTAATATATAATACATCTAACTAGGGGATTTTATGATTATAGGCGTATGTGGTTTTATCGGCTCAGGCAAAGATACCGTTGCTGACTACTTAACTAACTTTCATGGATTCCGAAGAGAGTCATTTGCCAACAGCTTAAAAGACGCTGTGGCACAAGTATTCGGTTGGGATCGGATGATGCTTGAAGGCCGCACAAAAGAAGCTCGCGAGTGGCGAGAACAAGTCGATCCGTGGTGGTCTGAACGTCTAAACATGCCATTATTGACACCGAGACTAGTACTACAGCTATGGGGTACTGAAGTTTGCCGTAGAAACTTTCACGATGATATTTGGATTGCTAGTTTGGAAAACAAGCTACGTAACAGCAAGGATGACATCGTGATATCCGATTGTAGATTCCCAAATGAAATTAAAAGTATCCGTAATGCCGGTGGTATTGTAGTCCGAGTTACTCGAGGCTTAGAACCAGAATGGTATGATGCTGCTATCGCTGCAAATAGCGGTGAAGTGGGAAATATGTCCTGGGCAACTAGCAGATCACTGCTAGAAAAACTAAAAGTTCACAGTAGCGAAACTGCCTGGGTCGGAACTGAGTTTGATGCTATACTAGATAATAACACTACTATTGATGACTTGTTTAGTCAAGTCAAACGACTAGTTAAAGATCCGGTACCAGATCTCCCTGTTTCCACTTCACCCCCTCTCTGTGAAGCAACCGTTGGCAGTTTGCACATACTGTCTTAAGGTTTACGTGTTTGCAGTTGTTTAAATCACCATCGATGTGAAACACTGCAAACACTTCTTTATGCGGTGATTTAAACCCGCATTTGTCGCAAACACTTTTCATCCTATAGCCAGCACGATGCCATCGTGCAATGCTGGCATGTATTCCGCCCTTTAAACACGCCTCGCATAATTTTCTGTAATAGGTACGTCCGCTTTTAACATAGTTAATAGCTGCTGGTCGGTATCCGCATAGGCAAAGTGGTCTCATATTGTATTTACCGTCCCTTTACCGTCCCTTTTTCGGGGCGATTAACGCAGGTAAAAAGTTCAAAAGCTATAAATACTATTAGAACATGCAATCATGGAGATTACAAAATGGCACAACTAAGTTCACCAGGCGTAGCGGTAACGGTAATAGACGAAAGTTTTTACACACCCGCGGCTCCAGGAACAACCCCTTTATTAATTATTGCTTCTGCAGAGAGCAAACAAAATGGCTCATCGACCGGCACTGCGCCTGGCACGTTGAAGGCAACCGCCGGACAAGTATACTTGTTAACTAGCCAGAAAGATCTTTCAGATATTTTTGGTACACCAGTATTTAAAACTGATGCAAATAACAATCCTATCCACGCTGGCGAACAGAATGAATACGGACTGCAAGCTGCTTACAGTTATCTAGGCGTAAGCAATCGTGCTTATGTTGTACGTGCTGATATCGACTTAGCACAGCTAGATGCAAAAGCAACAGCGCCAGCAGGTAAGCCAGATGATGGTACTTTTTGGTTTGATACATCAAATACACAATTTGGTATTTTTGAATGGAACTCAGCAAGCGCAACAACAACAAACGGTCAATCATTTACAGTTAAGTACCCAACTGTTATTACTGATGTTACTAAAGTTGTTGCTGGAACGTATGCACCTAAGCCAAGTATTGGCGCTATCGGTGACTATGCAGTTGTTGCAGTTACTACGCTTAACAAAGTATGGTACAAGAAAGCACTTACTCATACACCAGCTGGTACATGGGTAGAAGTTGGATCAACTGCTTGGACATCAAGCTGGCCAACTGCACAAGGTGGCATCAGCAACGGTTCAATTACACTTTTGACTGGTGATACACTTACAATTAACGGTTCAGCAGTAACAGGCGTAACTACATTGACTGCACTAGTTTCAGCAATTAATACCGCAGCAATTACTGGCGTATCAGCAGAGAAAGTTAACGATAAACTTGAAATATATTCAACAGGTGTTGATATTGTTCTAAGCGGAACTACTGTAGAGAAAGTTGGTTTATTGTCAACTATTTACAAAGCTCCTTCATTAGCAATGGCTCCGCATACACAGATCCCAGCGTTCAAACGTACTGATGCAATGTCAACAGCTAACGGTGCAGCAACTGGTTCAATCTGGGTTAAAACTACTGTACCTAACTTAGGTGCTGATTGGATTATCAAGAAATACAATGCAACTACTGGTGCGTTCTCAGAGCAAACTGCTCCGTTATATGCAACTGGTGCTGCTGCTTTAGCTGGACGTGATGCAACTGGTGGCGGAATTAACTTGGCACTTGGCTCATTATATGTAAAATTTAATGACGACGAAGGCACACCTGCACTTGCAAACTTTAAAATCTATGCTCGTCGTGGTGTTGGCGCAACTACTATTAAGTCAGCTCCTGTAACAACTGGTACATTTGTATCTGGAGCAGTAAGTTTTACAGTTCAAGAAAGTGTTAAAGGGTCTGCAACATTAGCACCAGCGGCGACTATTGCGTTTACTGCCGCAGGTACAGCTAGCGATGCTGATACATTCCTAGACGCATTCACTGCAGCATTTACTAGTTCTAGCATGGTTGCATCGAAAGATACTAGCAATCAAATTACAATTAGCCATGTGCAAGGTGGTGATTTTAGACTAGTTGACGGTACTGGTACTCCAGTAAGCAAACTATTCTCAACAACTACAACTGCTAACTTCTACGCTGATCCGTCAGCCGCAGTTAATGACTACGTTGCAAGTTTATGGACTTCTACAGTAGGCGGCAACGCATTTGCTCCTGCAAGTAGTGACGCTCCTACAACAGTAGCAGCCGATGGCCAGTTATGGTATAACAGCATCATCGACGAAGTTGACATGATGATTCATAATGGTACAACTTGGGTTGGTTACACCGGTGTTACACAAAACCAAGGTGGCGGTACAACTACTGACCCAGCAGGCCCTATTGTATCAGCTACTAAGCCAACTACACAAAGTGACGGTACTGAATTAGCTAATGGTGATATCTGGGTTAGCACTGCTGACTTAGAAAACTTTCCAATGATCTACAAGTTCAACTACACTACTAAGAAATGGGTACTAGTTGACAACAGCGACCAATCAACTGAAAACGGTATTGTATTCCATGATGCACGTTGGAATACTACTGGATTAACTGCTGATGCAAGTTCAATTGTTGACTTGTTATCAAGCAACTTCTTAGACTTTGATGCTCCGGATCCTGCACTATATCCAAAAGGTATGTTGCTATGGAATCTACGTCGTAGTGGATTTAACGTTAAACGTTTTTCACAAAACTACGTTGATGTTCTAGCACGTAACATTCGTAATAACAATGAGTTAATGACTAGCTACTATCCAAATCGTTGGTTAAGCGAAGCTGCTAACCAAGAAGACGGTTCAGGTACATTTGGTCGTAAAGCACAACGTAAAGTTGTTCAACAGGCCCTACAAGCATTAGTTAATAGCAATCAACAAATCCGTGACGAAGAAAGTCGTGTGTTTAACTTGTTAGCTTGCCCTGGTTATCCAGAACTAATTGGCGAACTAGTTAGCTTAAACTTTGATCGTGGTCTAACTGCATTCGTAGTTGGTGATACTCCTGCTCGTTTAACACCTGATGCTACTTCATTGAGCAACTGGGGTAATAACCAAGCTGGCGCATTAGAAGACAACGACAAGGGTCTTGTTTCAAGTGACGAATACTTAGGCGTATTTTATCCATGGGGTTACACTAGTGACAACTTAGGTAACAACGTTGTTGTTCCTCCAAGCCACATGATGTTACGTACTATTGCATTAAGCGATAACGTTTCTTATCCATGGTTTGCACCAGCTGGAACACGTCGTGGTGGTATTACTAACGCAACAGCGGTTGGTTATATTACTAGCGAAGGTGAGTTCCAATCAGTTGCATTGAACAACGGACAACGTGATACATTGGCTAGCATTAAAGTTAATCCATTAACATTCATTACTGGAACTGGCTTGGTTAACTATGGTCAATATACTCGTGCTAAAAACGCAAGTGCATTAGATCGTATTAACGTAGCACGTTTAGTAATCTTCTTGCGTAGACAGTTTGCACAGTTGGCTAAGCCATATGTGTTTGAACCGAACGACAAGATTACACGTGATGAAATTAAAGGTGCAGCAAATAGCCTATTGTTAGAATTAGTAGGACAACGAGCATTATATGATTATCTAGTAGTGTGTGATGAATCAAATAACACTCCTGCAAGAATCGACCGCAGTGAACTTTACCTTGACGTAGCTATTGAGCCAGTAAAAGCAGTGGAATTTATTTACATTCCATTACGCTTGAAAAACACTGGTGAGATTAAAGGCCTTGGCGCATAATTAGGAGAACATAGAAATGTCAATTGCATCATTATCAAGATTTACCGTACCGCTAGCCTCTGATCAGAGTGCTAGCTCACAGGGCATGTTAATGCCTAAGTTGAAGTATCGCTTCAGAATTTCTTTTGAAAACTTCGGAGTTTCCGGATCAACAACAGAAATGACAAAGCAAGTTGCTACTGCTGCTAGACCAAATGTGTCATTTGATGACCAGACTCTAATGGTTTACAACTCAACTATTCACTATGCTGGTCGTCCAAAATGGAACACATTTGCTGTTACATTGCGTGATGATGTTACTGGCGCAGTTAGCAAGTTAGTTGGCGAGCAAATGCAGAAGCAGTTCGACTTCTTTGAACAAAGTTCAGCAGCATCAGGCGGTGACTACAAATTTGTCATGCGTATTGAAATGCTTGACGGCGGAAACGGAGCAACTACTCCTACTGTGTTAGAGACATGGGAATGTTATGGTTGCTATGTAACCGCAGCTAACTATCAAACATTGTCTTACGCAGAACAGAATCCAATGACTATCGACTTAACAATTCAACCAGATAACTGTGTGCAAATTGGTAAATCAGCAGGCTTTGGTACTCCGGGCTTCAAACAAACTCGTAGCACTAATGCTACTGGTGGCGGCGGACAGCTATAATATAAAAACCCACTTCGGTGGGTTTTTTATTGATTTATTATTAACTACGCAGTTTATTTTTTGAATAAATATTAGTATGGCTATAACACCTACTCAATTTTTAAATGCTAACACAGATGTAAATCTTCGTGATCCACAACACGCGGCTCGCTTGTTTGTTGACGATTCGTTTAGACTTGCTCCTAAACAAAAATATCTATTTCATGTTGCATTCAGTATTAATCCTGCTGCACTAAAGAGCATCGATGTAGTACAGCGGCACAGAAATGAAATTAATATGCTGGTGAAAAGTGTAGAGCTACCTAAGTTTACAATCCAGACTGAGATGTTAAATCAGTATAATAGAAAAAAAGTAGTACAGTTTCAGCACAAGCCAGACCCGTTGAATATTAAATTTCATGATGATAACATGGGGTTAATTAATCAAGTATGGCAAAATTATTACAGCTACTACTACGCAGATTCGACATCTGCACAGAATCCTGGTGCGTACAATCGCAATGCTACTCGTAGCAGTGATTTTATTACTACTCCATACGGACTAGACAATCGCAGTGCAATTCCATTTTTTAATTACATTACAATTTATCAAATGGCTCGACATGAGTTTATCAGCTATACTTTAAAAAATCCGATGATTACCAGCTGGGCCCATGGCACTGCATCTACTACTGAAAATGGATTCAATGAGAAGTCTATGAGCATTTCATACGAAGCAGTATCATATGGATCTGGCAAAGTTACTGCTGGCGACCCTGAAGGCTTTGGTCTAGAGCATTACGACAATACTCCATCTCCGTTACAAGCAGGCCCTGGCTTAATTAGTACAAGCCCAACATTTACTGATAATCAGAATGTTATAAGCAATGCTACTCAGTTTATTAAAAACTTAACTGATACAATCAACACTTATCAGAACACTCAACAATTAAGCAATCCTGGTACTCCAGGATTATTAGCAAACTTAGTACAGACAGCAAGCCAGGGCGTCAGCGGTTTGCAAGGTATTACATTTCCAGTAGCAGGCACTGTATCAACAACCGTTGCAGCTACTCCAGTTAAGTTAGGATAATAATATGGCAAATAATTTACCCCCAGTTGAAGTTGTTGATGGCACACTCGATACTAAACAGTTCTTTGACAAGTTTTTTGTACATCAAGTTTCTTTCCCTAGCAATCAAATTGATGCAGTAGTGGGATTTTTCTTAAAGAGAAGTTTTGACTTAGAAAGTGCTCGTTCAACATCGATCGTACTATTGAATCAAGCTCGTGTAGATGATGTAAATGTATTTGCATTAATCGATACATTAAAAACTTTATCAGATGTGCAACTAAGTCAAGTAGTAGCCCAGGTACTAAATGCCTACAGGGAAAAAGTAAGTCTACTAGGCTACAGAATTGCACCGTTAGCTGACTCATACGAATCTCGCAACATTTTAGTGTAATATGGCCAGCAAATTCGCCCGAGGCAAGTTTGCCATGACCCAACCAGAAAAGTATGTAGGTACTAAGATTCCTACGTACAGATCAAGTTGGGAATGGTCATTCATGCGATTCTGTGACACAAATAAAAGTGTACAGAAGTGGGCAAGTGAAGCAATACAAATTCCATACCGTGATCCACTTACTGGCAAAGCAACGGTTTATGTCCCAGATTTCTTCATTCAATACGTGGACAAACTCAATAAAGTAAATGTCGAGCTAATTGAGATTAAACCAGCAAGTCAGCAAATACTCGAGCGAGTAGGTAAGAACAAATATAATCAAGCAC